CATTTGATTAAACAGTTCAATACGGTTGGCCACTGAAGTAACTTCCATTAATTCCGTTAGGCCACCTAGTGTAGTAGTAGCTAACCAGCGTCTGCCCTCGTCAGATGATAACCAATAGCCAAAGGCGGCCTTTGCAGAAGGTTTAGTAATCTTATCAATAATAGCTACAACTGCATTATAAGATTTATCTGGTAAAACCTTACTTAAAAATTTAGTTATACCGCCGGCTGCATTGATAATTTTACTGCCTACAAATAAAGCAGCCATTTCTGTCAACAACAAGCCTAATTCAATTCGCTTGCGCTCTTCTAACTGCTCTTTGGTCAAGCCTTGTTTGCCATAGGCTTCCATCTTTTTAAAATAGGTATAAATTGGTACCCCTATACCCAAGCTATTGATTAATGGAGGTAACCAATTGGGTATTTTTTCACCTAGAGGCAACATCATTTTGTCATAATCAGCCAACGTTTTCATAGAAGCCCTAGCTTCTGTTTCTGCGGCTCTGATAGCATCGTCAGCAACACCTGCATCTTTGGCTATTTTTCTACCTGATTTTATTATTTCATCAATATCTTTAGAACCACCTCTAGCAGCCGCTACCCAAGCTTCTGCTAAGTCTTGAAAAGTCCTTTCTCCTGCTCGAACTTGCGCACTGATCGCACGTAATACATCAGCAACAGCACTACTGCCTCGTGCAGTAGCTCTGAGTACAGTTACCCAAAGAGTTTCTTCATTTAGAATACGCGATTCTGATATTATTTCATAAACTTTCATAGTTAATATTTATCGATGATGAACTACGTTCATCAGTTCTTCGCTACCGCTCGAACTTTTCTCAACAACACGAAGTGCTTGTAAATATTATCCAGATTGTTCAGTCACACTTAGCCCAGATTGGGCAAAGAACATTATCCGAGTTGAACATGTCACACAGCAGTAGAGCATTACAGAGGCGGTTGTCCGGTACCTCGAGCCCAGTCTTTTTACAGCGGCGGTTTAGGTAAATCTGCTATCACTTGCCTAAACGTGCAGGTTTTCCCTGCTCATTTTGCCTTTTTGTCTATTCAAACAACCAAACAGCAAGGTCTTTGCCATCGTCATCCTAATGGGTAGTGGTTGAGCACTCTTAACGGCGAGAGATTTCCTTCCCTGCGACCCGAGGTCCAGGTTTTGGGGCACACGAAGTTAGCCTGTGCCAGCTTTAACCGTTGGATTTTGCCTGTGCTTGTTCTATTAATCGCTGTCTTAGTATAGCAGATCCGCCTACACGCACATTAATAATGCCATTGTAGTATTCATCTGACTCTAAAACACGCCGTTCAAATTGTTCTCTTGCCTCTAGGTATGACATTTCTGCCTTACTTTTGCAATAGTATAATATTTCTCGGGTGAATTTTTCTGGACCTTGTGCCTGGACGTCTGCGTTTAACCTATCAGAAGAACCCCAATAGTCGCGCCAATCGCTTTCTACAGTACTTCTTCTTTTGAGCTTTTTGCCTTTGAGTGGTGGTTTTGTGCGTTTAAACTGTGCTAGTTTTTTGCCTATATATTTTTGTCCAGTTGTGAGATTGGTTATTAAGTAAACAAATCCAATATAACCTTCAGGTATTTCTTCAACTGTTTGTGTTTGATATGTCCATAGCATCTACTATGTATCGTTAGCCTCTTGCTTGGCCTGTCTCTTTTGAGCTTGCCTACGTGCTTCTTTTTCAGCCAAAATTGCTTCTTTTTCTATTGCCCATTCACGCACAGCCACACGCCGCGCTGAACAGATGCGCCTAATTTCACTTAAACTTTGCCTTAATCTTATAGCAGATGCTTTGGTGGCTTCATTCATCCACTGCTGGTTGGCCGCAAAATAGCGTCTAAATTCAGCCATCAGTTGATCGTGAAGCTCTTCATCTTGATGCATCTATAACTCTCTGCCTTAATTCGCTGGTGCTAAACGAATGCCGCCTTTTATTAAAATAAAATTCCATGGGAATATCGTGTCCTGTAAATTCTCGGCTTTGATATTCTTCGCCTAATATCCTAACATCAATAGGAAAAGAAAGCAACACATCTCGAAGTTCTTTTTCTGTAGCATAGACCACAATTTCGTCCACAAACTTGCAGGCCTGTAGTTGTACATAGCGTTCAAAAATACTTTGTACAGGTTTATTTTTAGTGTCAGGCCTGTCAATGGTTGGATCAGTTTGTAGGCCAACTATCAAATAATCGCATTGGGCTCGTGCTTCTTTAAGCATCATAATATGCCCTGCGTGAAACAGATCAAATGTTGAACAAGTAAATCCTGTTCTCATTCAGAAATCTCCAAGTCTGTAGCATAGCTGGTAAAACCGTTTTCTTTGATCACTTTGAGTACATTGTTAACACGACCAATTAGTTCGTCTTTGTGCGAAATTAAGAAAATGTTCTTCTTACGTCCTCGCGACATCTTCTTAAGAACTGCCAGTGCGCCTTCAACTCCGCTAGCATCTAAGCCGTTGTCAATCAGCTCGTCAACAAACAACAAGTTGATCTGTTGATATAAACTTTCCCATACATCACGGAATGCCCACGACAAGCCAAGAATTAGACGGTTTCGTTCCCCACGACTTAGATTATCAAAATCTAAATCTTGACCTAGCTGGGTAATTTCAACTGTTAGATCATTCTGGAATACCACGGTATGCGGCAAGCCCATCTTGTCCAAGTAATAGGTCAATCTATTATTAAGATATGCTAGGTTTTGATCTATGATCTTTTTACGAATAAAACTGTCTTTACTGGTTAATAATTTTAACAAAAATTCTTGGTGTTCTTTAAGGTCATTGAGCGTGTTCACAGAATCCCAGGAAATTTCCTGCATGGCAGTATTGAGCAATTCGTCAATCTGCTCCTGATAAGGATCTGTTTCGCCTGCTTTGACTGTCAACTGTGTTTCTAAACTTTTTAAATTATTTTGATGTTTTAGTGCTTCTTCTACTGTGTCATAGTAAGTGTCGGGCCTTAGGCCTAACTCGTCAATTTCTTTAATTTCCGACTGTATCTTGTAAAAGTCATTCATCAGTTTGGTAACATAGGCCTGCGCCTCATTCAAGTGATGCTGAGCCGTAGTCGTCATTTCAGTATGCTTGTGATCGTGTAGTTCTTGTTCACATGCGTGGCACTGCTTATTCGCCAACTTCATAAGCTCGCCGTTGTACTTCGTAACGCTTCGCTCTGCTTGCGCTATCGCGCTTTCTAACGTAGCACGTTCTTTTTCTAGGCTTTTCAGCTTCGCTGATTTTTCTAAGTACGCTTTCAGCGCGGCATGCTTTGCAAGTTCAGCATCAATATCTACATTTTCTAGCTCTACAATAGCTCTACCGATTTTTTCTAGTTCACTATCGTGTTGCGTATTCCATGCGTTTTGCCTTAGAATCAACGCATCAATACTTTGTTGTATTTTTTCATTAGATTTCTTAGCTGCCTCTATATCTGCTGTTTCTTGGAAAATAGCGTCTTTGGTTTCTTTAATTAATTCTTTTAAATTTTCAGCTTTTTCACTTAATAATGTTATTCCCAATAACTGCTCAATAATCAAACGTTGATCATTTGCCCGCATACTTAAGAAAGGTTCTGTATATGTGTTTAGAGCTACAATATGTTTGAACATATCATGACTCATATCTAACAATGCATCAATGTCTTTTTGTGTTTCTCTATTATCTCCTTGAGCATCGTCGGTTTCTTGGTCCTCTTGCTCAACTTCATTTACATAAAACTGGAGTATGTTAGGTTTACGCCCCCTCTCAATGCGATAATCTATGCCGTTCTTTTCAAAACTTAGCGTAACTAACATATTCTTATTGTTAATTTTATTAATAAGATTGTCTTTTTTAATGTTAGTTAGGGCATTACCGTATAGTGCATAACTAAGAGCATTGACGATAGTAGTTTTACCTGTACCATTCCTTGAGCCCGAGTCATCCCCGCCCTGATCAAGATTTTCTCCTAATACAAGCGTTAAATTTTCTTTATCAAATTGTACAGCTTGGGTTTGATTACCCACACTCATAAAGTTTTTTACGGTTAATTCTTTGATTCTCATAGGCTGTTGTATATCTCCAACAGGGTGTTTTTATTATACTTGTCGCTATCAATGCTTACGATTTGACTAGATACAATTTGATCTACACTTTCAAACGCTTGTATGTCTATGTCAGTGCTAATCTCAACTTGTTTTTTTTCAGTTATTAAGGTAAGCTCTCGAATTTTGTATTGGGCCATGAAGTTTTCTTTGATAAAACTTGCTTCTTCATAGGTAATATCAATATCTAATGCCACACGTAAATGTTGTTTTGGTAATATAATACTATCCGCTTCGTCAATTAGCTGACTTAGTTTAACTGTGCGGAATGTAGGTTGGTCTGGCCAGCTATGATATTCTGGTTCCTTGCCCCATTCTAGTATCATCATGCCACGTTCATCGTCCCATGCATCTGCATAATTGTGCGGAAAAGCATTGCCAATATAAATCATGTTTTGTTGTTGCTGACGCTTGTGAAAGTGTCCGCTAAAACCTAGTTCATAATTTTGAAAATCTTTTAATTGAATCTCGCCATGATCTGGCATTTGCACCATTGCGTTCATAAAAAAGCTAGGTAATTCAAAGTGGCCAAAGATATACTTGCCACCTTTTTTGCCTACACTTTTCCATTCATCACCTACAAGCCACGGACAGAGTGTAACATTCCCAACGGTAGTCGGTTCGTGGACCACTGTGATTCCGGGGATATATTTTCCAAACTCAACGGAGTGAATATCCCGCTTGTCTTTGTAATACAAATCATGATTACCAGGGAAAAAGTAAAATGCATCAAACGCCTGACCGAGCTTTTCCAAGGCCCTAAGGCTATAGTCCATAGTAGTGATATTAAGACTATTACGATTATGATGCCAATCGCCCATAAAAATTCCAACATCGCAACCTTCCTCCTTGGCCTTCCTAATATACCAATCTACAAAATCTTCGCAATCTTGATTGTGTACCGAGCTGTTAGATTTTAACCCAAAGTGTATGTCTGTAAAACAGGCAACTTTTTTAAACAAGTTTGTCATTCATGATCCTCGTTATGGCGTTTTAATGCAGCCTCGTGCTCGCCTTGTCCGGTTCTACTGTAACTAGGATTCATACCGTTAATTTCTAAGATATCGTCACGAATATTTTGATTACGCTTCTCAATATTAATAACACGAACAAAACTATTAGTAACGGCGGCAGTAAAATACGCAAAAGGATTATCAGATTTACTTTCATCAAATTGTAGTCCTATCTGTGTTAACTGTAAAATAGCCTGACCCTTCATCTCGTCGTTGTAGGTATATCCACGAACATTACCGCGGGTAGCATATCTTTCACATAATTTAATCATCATTCGTGCTAGGTTATTAGTAATTTGCCCAGCATCTTTATCAAAATATCCTTTAGTTAAATCACCCTTCCAGTGACTTTTTCCAACACATTCTAATTCTTCATTTTCATTAAATTTATAATGTTGAAATGGCGGAAAATTTACTTTATCCCTGTGATCAGCTGTGCTTTTTGGATTCTTTTTGCGTGTATTGTTTAGCGGAATATGGTCATAAGTCATTATTCTAAAAACTAAATCCGTTTTAGGTATCTTTTTGTAGTCAATTTCACAATCTGCTTGTTTGACTTTTTCTCCAGCTTTGCGCCTAGAATCAAAAATTTCTAGTCCTAATCGCTTTGCTCGGTTTCGCTTGGCTTCCGCTATCGTTCTAATGTTAATCTTATCTACACTGGGTAAAATTATATCATATTGATGATATTCTGGTTTGGTAAAACTGCAATATGTACTTTTCGATTTGTGTATTTCTACTAACATGTCTTTATTATTAAGATAGTTGACTTTAGTATTCATGTAATCAATCCTATTTTGTAAATTATAAACTATGCACTTAATAAAGTCAAATAAATATATTACCAAAAAGGAAATATTATGGGTTTATTAGACAGTAATTCAGCTTTGTCGGGTGCTACCAACCTAGTTAATAGTGTATCTGGAGCAGTAAATACAGGTGCTAATTTAGCCTCGGCTTTAGCTAAAGGATATGATGATGGCGACGTTTTGTCAGCAATTAGAGCTATCAATTTACCTGATGCAGGTGAAGCAATAGGAGACATAGCAGGTGCTTTAGCTAGTTTTGGTGGAGATGCTAATCCAGACGATTGGCGTGTAAGATTAAGCATGGCTAATTGGTCTGCTTTTAGATCCAGCCCTGTTTTAAAACCTTTAATAGATGCGGGGGGTTTAATTTTTCCGTATACTCCTACTATTAGCCTTAATAATTCTGCAAAATATAGTGCAGTAAATGTAACTCATAGTAACTATCCTTTCCAAGCATTTCAATATAGCGACCCGGGCTCGATTCAAATCCAAGCACCAATGTATGTTGAAGACCCCTCACAAGGATTGTATTGGGTAGCAGCCTTGCATTATTTACGTAGTCTTACAAAAATGTTTTCAGGAAATGATCCTAAAGCAGGAAACCCACCGCCTGTAGTCTTTCTAAATGGATATGGAAATTATGTTTTTAAAAATATACCAGTTGTTGTTACAAAAATTTCAGTCCAGCTAGAGAAAGATTGTGATTATTTAGGTGTAGATGTTGTAGGTAGTGCCGCCGGTGCCCTGGAAGGTATTACAGAAGGTGTTTCGTCTTTGTCTGATAATGTTAGTAACCTCTTTCCAGGATCAGCTGTTTCGGCCGCAGCTGAGTCAATTAGTACTGTTGCGGGCACAGTCGGCGGCTTTGCATCACTAGCTGGAACGTTTGGATTAGGCGGAACAATATCAGGCGGTGTTACCCACGTACCGACAAAGAGTAATTTTACTGTTGACCTTCTACCTGTGTACAGCAGAGACAGTGTTCGCAAATTTAGCCTTGATAGATTTGTTGGCGGCGGATACTTAAACAATAATTTTGGATATATTTAATTATGACAGCTCAATATTCAAACACTAGTCCTTGGTATATAACACCAATTACACACAATGTTTTAGATATACTCACAATTAGACCGGTGAGTGCAGAAACTGATGATTTTTATTATACAATTGAACCCCAGTACACTTATCGACCAGATCTGCTAGCCTATGATCTATATGGTGAGGCATCTTTATGGTGGGTGTTTATTCAGCGTAATTTAGATGTAATCCAGGATCCGATATTAGATTTTGTGCCAGGCACAAAAATATACATTCCAAAAAAATCAAGTTTAGACGTTGTGTTAGGTTTATAAAATGTTAGATCAAGCAACTAGTGCCATAAATTCAGCAATTAAAACAGTAGCAGTTATAGGATCGGTAGTTTCGGCCTCCTCAGCTATAAAAGATAAGATAAACGGTACTGACACGATGGTAAAATCAGTGCCCGGTTTAAAATTACCATTACCCAATCCATTATTTAAATACGCAACATATGATTATGTTTTAGGTATTGCAGTTTTAACTGACGATGAGTTAAATTATCCTGACAAGTCTTATCGATCAGGTAAAAGATTATCGTTAATATGCAAATCTGCCAACGCAGATCCTAGCAATAGAGTATTAACACCTTACGGAAAGTTAGATTTTTTTATAGAAAATTTAACGTTAAACAGCACATTAGGTTATGAAGCAAATAATAATACAAACGTAACCGGTATTAGCTTTGAAATTATTGAACCGTATAGTATGGGATTATTTACGATTGCTTGTCAGCAGGCAAGTTGGAAAGCCGGCCACAACAATTGGCGCTCAGCCCCATTTGTACTAACAATAGATTTTAGAGGCAATCAAGAAAATGGCACTATGGCTAAAATTGCCGGTGCTAGTAGACAAATTCCTTTTAAGTTTACTGAAATAGAAGCAACTGTAAAAGAATCAGGAACAGTTTATCGCTGTACAGCCATGCCTTATAATCAATTAGCATTTACTACAAAAAGTGCAGTATTAAAATCTGACACAGCAATATCAGGAGCAACAGTTCAAGAAGTTTTGCAAACAGGAGACAAAAGTTTACAAGCTGTTCTAAATAAACGATTAACACAACTAAAAACTGATGGTATAGTAGCAGTTCCCGACGAAATAATTATTTTGTTTCCCACCGATTATTCATCACAAGCATCTTCACCTGGAAATACAGATGCAGGCGCAACATCTGACCCTAAACAAATTTCAGCAGAAGAAATTTATAAAGTATTAGGAGTTACTAAATCTGGTAATAATTTGGCAGTGCAGGCTACGGCAGACTGCAATGAATTGGGTTTATCTTCTTTAGGTTTTGATCAAGCAAGGAAAGGTACACCACCTATAGGAAAAGATAATCAAATTTATGATCCTAAATTAAAAGTTAATGTAAGAGCCAATAATACAGCAGATCCTTCTGTGTCAGATTTTAAATTTAGCCAAGAATCGGATATTCCAAACGCAATAAATCAAGTACTTTTACAAAGTAAATTTGCAGTAGATACGTTGGGAGCAGATAGATTAAGTCCTGAGGGGTGGAGAAAATGGTGGCGAATTGATTCTCAGGTTTATATTGTATCAACAGATGCAAATGATAGTTCTACAGGCGAAAAACCAAAAATTATTGTTTATAGAGTCATACCATATAAAGTGCATGCCAGTACCGCAGCTCCCCCTAATGTTAAAGTTCCGGGCTTTGACAAATTAAAACTTGAAGTAGTTAAAGAATACAATTATATCTATACAGGTAAAAACGTTGACGTTTTAAGATTTGACATTACTTTATCAAATACATTCACCGCAATGTTAGCAGCTGACGGTTTAAAAAGAAGTCAAGACGTAAAAACAGCAGCCGACGACGGCGGAACAGACACTACCGATACTAATATAGCGCCAGCAGTTAATGGAAACCCGGTAGAAAAGAAAGCAGGCGTTACTCCTACTTCAGTTAGTTACACTGGATTAAACACAACTAGTGATAGGAAAGGTGGCGGTGGCCCTGATACAGAAGGTACGCGAGCTGCTCGCGTTTTTCATGATTCTATAACTTTAGGTAAAGATTTAATAAGATTAAACATGGAAATAATAGGAGATCCTTATTTTATAGCACAAAGCGGAATGGGTAATTATACTTCTAGAATTACTCAATTTAATAATTTAAATTCTGACGGAACCATCAATTATCAAGACGGAGAAGTTGATATTCTAGTAAATTTTAGGACCCCTGTTGACATTAATCAATCAACCGGCCTTT